AGCGCGGTGATGCGGTCGAACAGGGCCCGGTTGCTCTCGTCCAGCGCGGCGCGGTCCAGTGCCCGAAGGGCTGCGGTGTCGCCCTGGAGCTGCAGCAGTTGGCGCTCCAGGCCCTGGCGCTCGCGCAGGATGTCGGCAGCGCTGCGCAGGGCTTCGGTGGCTTGGTCGCTGGCCTCGGCCAGGTCTTCCACCACCGGGGTGATGCCGGCGAAGGTGCCGCTGAGCTGCACCAGCACGGCAAAGTTCTTGCGCCCGGCCTCGGTGGTGAGGTCTTGCGCTTCCACCAGTTGCCGATACGCATCGCGCGTGGTGGGCAGGGCCAGGCCCAGGCCGCTCAGGGCTTCGGTGAGCTGCGCGGTGGTCTTGGCGGTGCGCTCGGCCTCGGTGAAGAACTCGGCGTAGTAGGCGGCGCTGGCCTGGGTGAAGTTCTCCAGGCCGCCGAAGGCGTCGGCCAGTTGGCTGGCCAGGTCGGCGCCGGCCAGGCTGGTGGCGTAGAGGTTCAGGCCCAGCAGCTCGAGCGCGGGGTTGATGGTGCTCAGGCTGCCGGCCAGGCGGGTGAGGGTCTGGACGTTGGTTTCGCCGGCACGGGCGTAGCTGGTGCCGGTGGCTTCGATGGTGCGGGTGACTTCGCTTACCTGGGTGAGGTAGCCGCGAAGGACGGTTCCGCCCTCGGTGTTTTCCCAGTCCTCCACCGTGGTGGTGATGGACTCGGTGACGGTGCGGCTGGCGCCCAGCACGAAGGCGGCCAGGTCTTCGTTCGCGGCGGCCAGCGCTTCTTCCACCTTCTTGGCGGCCTGCTCGGGCGTGAGGCCATCGAGCTTGATGCCGCGCGTGCCGATGTCGTTTTGCGTGATGTCGGTGCCGAGTGTGGTGGTAAAGCTCTTGACGGCGGTGCTGCTCAGGCCCAGGGCTTCGGCCATGCTGGCGGCGTTGGTGCGCAGGGCCTCGAAGGCGCTTTGGATGGCGGCGCTTTCGGTGCTGGTCTGGCGGTTGACCATGCTGTATTCGGGGCCGCTGAAGAGCGTGCCGCCGCGGCGCTGCAGGTCGTAGCTCTGGATGTCGCCCATGCCCAGGGTGCCCGTAAGGCCACCGCCGACGATGCTGCGGCTGCGGAAGACGCCCAGCGCGTTGGCCACGGCCAGGGCGGCGGCCACGTAGGGAATGGCGGCGGCCGCCGAAGCGCCCGCGCCCATGGCGCCGCTCGCGCCTACGGTGGTGGGCCCCATCAGGCCCGGGGCCAGGGTGGCGCCTTTCATGCCGGCCGAGAAGGCCGTCAGCGCGCTGCTGCCGAACAGGGTGCCGGCCGTGCCGATGACGTTGCCGATGCTGCTGGCCACGCTGCCGGTGATGACGCTGCCCAGCGTGGCCAGACTGTTGATGCTGCCCAGGGTGCTGAGCGCGCCGCCACCACCACCGCCGAGACTGCCGACGAGCGGATTCACCGCCGCCTGGATGATGGGCCGCAGCACCATGCTGCGGAACAGGCCCTTGATGTATTCCCAGGCGGACTTTCCGCCTTGCATCAGGGCGTCTGTCAGGCTTTGGCCGATCTGGTCGCTGGTGCGGCGCCACTCTTGCTCAATGGTCTTGGTCTGCTCGATGCTGGCGCGCACGGTTTCGCGGTTGACGATGGCGGCGCGGATGTTCTTGGCGTATTCCTCATACTCGTAGCTGCCGGCCTTGATGCCGCGGGCCTCAGCCGCCAGCAGGGCGATGGTGACCTCGCGCTCCACGTTGCTCATCTGCAGCGCTTCGGTTTCGCGGTTGATGGCGTCGATGATGGACTGCGAGTTCTTCAGGCGCTCGGTGTCGATGATTTCCTGTGCGTCCTGGTCTTTGAAGGCGCTGCGGCGGGCCATGATTTCGCGGTCAGTGGCTTCCACGGTGGCCGTGGCCAGGGCCTTGCGGGCGTTGATGCGGTCACGGATGGCCTGCGCCTGGGCCTTGAGGGAATCAAACTCTTTGGCGTCCAGGTTGCGGTCCAGCGCGCGGACGGCCTGGGTTTCGAGGATGACGGCTTGCTCTTCCTCGCGCGCGTCGATGATGTCTTGGAAGGCCTGCTTGCCCAGCACCACCTGCGCCACCTGGTCGGCCAGGGCCTGGGTTTCCTTGGCGATCTTGTCGGTGCCGGCGCTGAGGGTTTCTAGGTACTTCTCGCGCTGCTTGATGGCTTCGCCGATGGCTTTGGCTTCGTCGTCGAGGGCCTTGGCGGCTGCGACGGAGGCTTGCTCCGCAGCCTTGCGGCGGGCTTCGTCGGCGGCGATATCCCCGGCGGATCGAAGGCCTGGCACAAAGCCGCGGTCTTCGCGGGCGCGAAGTGCATCAGTGGCGCGCATGGTGTTTTGCACGCCCATGATGCGGGCCTCAAGCGCGTCGAGTTCCTTGCGGGCCTGGATGGAGTCTTCAATCAGGGTCTTGCGTATGGCGCTAGAGCCAGCAAAATCGCCTTTGGCCAGCGCCTTCATCTGGTCCGTGATGCCGCCCAGTTCGCGGACGACGCCCTTGAACACGAAAGCCACATTGGCGGCCAGCACAGCCAGCGTCTCCAGCACCACCTTCAGCCCGGTGCCAAAGAACTTGGCCAGGGTGTCGCCGGCGGCATTGGTGCGGTTGAACTCGGCTGCGATGGCCGACAACGTGGGCAGCAGTTCCTGGGTGATGACGCGCGCTGCATCGCCGGCATTGGCCTGGAAGGCAAACAGTTGCTTGTTGAACTTGTCCGCCTCAGCGGCCTGCTGCGCCGTGACGCTGGCGTTGAGCTCGCCAGCTTCGGCCAGGTCATTCAGGAACGGTGCAGCCTCGCGCACGCTCTTGCCGAACAGCTCCTGCGTGATGCGGGCCTTGTTGGCGTCGTTCTCAAACCCGGCCAGGGCCACGGCCGTCTGGCGCAGGGCTTCGGCCGGGTCCAGCTGGCGCAGCTTGGCGGCGCTCAGGCCGATGGCTTCCAGGGCGATGCTGGCGCCGTTCTTGCCGTCCGCTGCCTTGAGCTGGGCGTTGAACTTGACCAGCATGCCGCCCACCTGGTCAAGGCTGGCGCCGTTGCGGCGGGCCACCTGGTCGAGCTTGCTGATTTCCTCGATGCTGGCGCCGGTGGCGTCTGCCAGGTCGTTCATGGCGTCCACGGCGTTGACCGTCTGCCGCACGAAGGCCACCAGGCCGCCCACGGTGAGGGCGCCTGCCAGCGTGGGGGCCAGGGTGGAGAGCGCGTTGCGAACGGTGTCCACCTGCCCGCTGAGCTGGCCCATGCTGACGCCTACGCGCTGCAGGCCGCTGGTGACGGATTCCGCGCCCGCTAGGCCGATCTTGATGCCGATTTCGCTGGTGGCCATGCCGTTACCTCAGCGGGCTGACGCGCGCAGCGGGGTGCTGTGCGGCTTGCTGTTCGTCGCGCTCGCGCTCGCGCTGTTCGGCCCACACTTCCAGCGTGGCGCGCTCTGCGGCCTGGATGCCGCGCCAGATGTCTGGGCGGGCTTCGCGCTCGATGTCGGGCTGCTCGTCCAGGTGGGCGCGCACGCCAGCGTAGTCAAGCCCTGTGGCGCCTGCCATGCCGGTGCGCCACTGGGTCTGCACGCCCTGCCAGCAGGCCCAGGCTTGCACGTTGTCAGGCCAGAGGTAGGCGCTGCGCTCGGGCGGGGCTTCGGGCTCCAGCGTGCCCAGGCCTGCCAGGGCTTGAGCCCAGGCGCTGCCGGGTGGGGGTGCGCTGGATGTTGCATCGCGGCTGTGGTGTTCGGCCAGTTCCCGGGCGAGCGCAGCTAGTTTTTTTCCTTCGCGCCCACCTCGGCCAGGTAGGTGCGGAAGGCGACGAGGGAGACGCCAGGGATCTTGCAGAGCTGGCGCCAGGCGGGCTCAGTGAACTGCATCGGCTGGTCGTCCGCATCGCGCACGCCCTGCCAGTCTTCGATCACTTCCAGCATGAAATCGGCCACGCTGGTTTCGCTGTTGTCAGCCAGCTTGGTCTTGATCTGGTCTGCGTCCAGGCGGCGGCAGGTGAGGTGGAAGTCGAACGGCTGGTCTGTGCCGGCCTCGTCTTTGATGGTGCCCTTGACCTTGAACTTGACGAGGTTGGAAACGACGATCTTGATGCCCATGTGAATGCCCGATTGGTTCTGCCCGAGGTTGGAAGGGAGCGCGGCGTGGCACGTTCGGGGCCGACGTGCCGACCGGTGCGGGGTGCGCACCGGCCTGCCGCGCTGAAAGGTTCAGGCGGGGCCGCGGCGGGCCCCTGCGTCATCAGCTGTAGCTGATGGCCCGGCCCAGCACCGTGATGGCGGCGTTGACCTGGTTGGCCTGGTTGCGGGCCAGGGTGGGCGCTTCGGCAACGCTCATGTAGCCGTGGCCGTACATCGTGCCGCCGCCGCCCAGCACCAGCTTGAAGCTGACCTTGCTCAGCGTGCGGCTGATGTCCAGCATGGTCTGGTACGTGGCGTTGGAAGGGTCATGGCCCAGGGTCAGCGTCATGCTCAGGGCGTTGAAGCCGGTGGGCACGTTGATGTCGTTGCGCTTGGCCAGAGGCGACACCGTGGTGAAGCGTGCATCGCCACCGCTGGTGGAGATGTTCAGCACCTGCGGCACCGCCGACCAGGCAGACAGCTTCTGCGTGGTGCCCGTGCCGCTGCTGGCGGGGAAGAAGCTGGTGTTGCTGGTGTTCAAGCCCTGCAGGCTGAACGAGTTGGCGTCAATGACGGTGACCTTGTAGACCGAATCCGTCGCGTCCTCCCAGCCAGAGACGAAGAGCACTTCGTCGCCCGTCACGTAACCGTGAGCGGTGGAAGTCAGCACGGCCGGGTTGGCGTTGGTGGCAGCAGAGATGGTCTTGGCCGAGGCCAGGGTGGTCGAGAACTGGATCGAAGAACCTTCGGGGAAGTAGTAAGCCATGATGGGCTCCTTTCAGTGAATCAGGGGGTGAGCGAGTGGGTGACGGGTTCAGAACGTGGCGGCGGCCACGCGCTGGCGGGCGGTGAAGACGAAGGTGGCGCAGACGGTGTTTTCGCCATCGGCGTCGAAGTCATAGGACACAGACTGCGGCTGCAGGGCGATGACGGCGCCGCCCAGCGTGGGGTCGGCCATCAGCTTGGCGTAGACGGTGGACACCAGGGCGTCCACGGCCACGTCAGGCGCCTGGCCGGCAGTAGCGCGGGCGTAGCACTCCACGCCGATGCGCGTGTCCCACGTAATCGGCTGGCTGCTGAGCACCGAGGCCTCGAGCACCTGGCTGTCCACCGGGCGCACCACCACAGCGGTGCTGGTGCTGGACGACACCGGGCGCAGCCGCACGCGGCCGACGTTGGCCACCGCAGGCGCGGTGCCCAGGGCAGCCACGACGGCGGTGATGGCGGTGTCAATGATGCTCATGCGCGCTCCAGCATCAGCACGCTGACGCCCGTGCCGTCAGGCTCGTGCGCCGCCACCGTGTAGGCCACGGCGTTGACGCTGACGGCCTGGCCCACAGGGTCAGCCGTTACGTCAGCGGTGCGCAGGCGCAGCGTGGGCTGCGTGCCGGCCATGCCGATGCCGACGCTGCCCAGGGCGAAGCCGTTGTCGAAGATCCCGCGCACGGCCGCGCCGTTCACGGTGGCGTCCACCGCGAAGTCAGCGAAGAAGGGCGCGAGGTCTTCGGTCATGGCTGGGCCTGGGCTGGGCTTGTCGTCTGGCCTTCAGGGTCAGACGGTCAGCGCGTCCACCATCGTGGCGAAGCTCACCACGTTGCGGAGTTGCACGTCCACGTCTTGCAGGGCCACCACGCGCACGGTGCCGGCGGTGCTGCCGGTGTACGGGTCCACCATCAGGTCCAGGCTGCCCCACATGCCGATCACCAGGTCAGCGAAGTTGCCGAACACGATGGCCGAGCAGGTGGAGCCCGAGGTGCCCTTGACCAGGTTGGACGGCACGGCGTTGGTGACGGCGGTGCGGTAGCCGTTCATCGGCGTGTCACCGTCATCCCACACGAAGCCGTTCTGGCCCGACACCTTGCTGGTGGTCTTGAGCTTGCCGCGCACGCGGGCGTTGGTCAGGTAGCCCAGGGTGCCCACATCGGCATTGCTTACGGCGACGTCGGATTCCAGCTGCACGATGTTGGCCCAGGTGGGCGCTGCACCGTTGGTGCCGCCGATGACGGAGGCCGTCACGCGCGTCAAGATGCCGCTGGGCTGGTTGCTGGCGCCGCTGCCGTTGATGGCGGCTTGCTGAATGGCCAGGCCCAGGATGCTGGCCAGGTCGTTCTGCACCATGGCTTCCACGTCGATGCTGGATTGCAGCAGCAGGCGGCGGCTGATGTCGGTGAAGGCGCCCACCGTCTTCGGGCTCATGGTCACCTGGGCGATGGTCTGGTCGCTCTCGGTGGGGGCGGTGTTTTCCGCCACCCAGTAGGCGGTGCCGGTGCCGCTCAGGCGCGGGATGGCGATGTTGCCCACCAGGCCCGTCAGCATGCGCGTGCCCATGCGGTCGATGACCATGGCGTTGCGCAGGGCGTCGATGAAGCTGCCGCCCAGCAGGTCGGTGGCCACCAGGTTGCCGCCGGCCGTGGCCGTGGTGACGTTCAGGTCACGGCGCTGGACTTCGGTGGGCACCATGAAGCCGCGGGCCTGCTTGCCCAGCTTGGTGGCGGCGGCCTCAGAGCACTCACGCTCGAAGGCGGCGGCGCGCTGCGCGGAGGCGTCGCCCGGGTTGGCCAGGGCGTTCAACGCACGCAGCATCGAGTAGCGCTTGGTTTCGCGCTTGTCCAGGCCGATGTCGGCCGTGGGCATGGGCTTGCTGGAGAGCTTGGCGATGGCCTCCGCCTGGAACTGCTCAGTGGTCAGGCCGCGCTGGATGGCGTCCAGCGCCATGTCGGCGCCGCCGGGCAGGCCCTTGGCGATCTTGGAAATTTCGGCTGCGTGGTTGCGCTCGGCCACGGGGGTGGTGACATCAGACATGATGTGGTCCTTCGAGGGTTGGAGTTCGGGTTCAGTCGCTGCCGCTCTGGCTGCGGGGCCTGCGGCGGCCGGGAGGTCTTGTGCATCGGTGCCTGCATCCAGGCTGCGGCCGATGCCGACCGTGGGGTCTGCTGGCACGGACACCAGCGACACCTCGAAGGGCTCCCAGTCGGTGACGCGGTAGGTTTCCACACCTTCCTTTGTCTCGACCAGTTGCGCCTTGTGGATCATGTAGCCCACGCTCACGTTGCGGCGGATGCCGTCACGAACGTCTGACCACACTTCCTCTGCGCGTGCGCTTTTTCCGAAGCGCACGGTGGCACGGGCTACACGGTCCGCACCCACCTCGACAGATTCGATGACGCCGACCACATCACGCGTGTCGTGATCGACGAGAAGATTGGCCCCGCTGCGCAGGCGCCCCTGGCGCATGGCGGTGGGGTTGATGTCCAGGATCTCGATGCCCCATAGGCGCTCGTAAGGCGTCTCGCTGGCGAAGGCCAGCGTGGCGGTGCGCGCTTCCTCGTTGATGGCGGCACGCTCTACCTGCAGGGCGCGCTCGGTGCGGCCCTTGGGCAGGGCGCGCTGGAGATTGGCTGGCAACTTGCTCATGCGCTGCATGGTGCGGCGCCTGGTGTCAAGTGCGTAAGGCAAGCGGCTTGACACCGCGCAACTTCAGCGCCCCAGGAAGATCAGGTCTTCTTGCCGCCTGCGGCGCGGCCGGCGCGGGGTGATGGGGATGAAGGGGACATCACGCCAGGGGCGGTCGCTCCAGTAGCTGGGGCGGGCAGGCGCGGGCGCAGGCGCCTGGCCGTCCGTAAGCAGCCCAGTGGCGGCGAAGCTGATGTGCGCCGTACCGACCATGACGCCGGGCACGACAGGCGTGCCGGCCTGGCCGAAGTAGTCGCCAAAGTATTGGCCAGCGTATTGGCCCTGGGCGCTCACGACGGGTCAACGGATGTGACGGTGCGCGCGCCCGAGCTGTAGGTGGCTTCCACCCGGTCCACGGTGCCGTCTTGGCTCTTAAACACCATGCTGGCGCCTTCCAGGCCGGTGGCGTCACCCGCGTTGACGGCCAGCAGGATGCGCAGCACGTCGCGCAGCGTGAGGCCGCCCTCGACGGTGCCCAGCAGCGGGTCAGCCGCGGCTCCCGCGCTGTTGAGCAGCTCGCCCATGGAGCCTGGCGTGTTGTAGGCGCTGGCCAGGGCTTGCCACACCGCCGCCGACAAGGACTGCGGGCTGAGTTCGGTGAACGGTGTGATGTCGCCGCTCAAATTTCCCGTGGCCCTGATCGTGGCGCTGTTTGAGAACTGCACCAGCGCAGCGCCCACGGCGTCGACGATGGCGCCGAGCGTGGCGTTGTTGACCGTGAACGAGAAGGACGTGCTGCCAGATGCGGACAGGGCACCAGCCAAGTTGGCCGCAAGGTTGAACGTGATCGACGTGGAGCCGACCGCCGAGACGATCAGTTGCCCGTCTGCCGGGTTGACAGTAATCGTGACCGTCGTAGAGCCGTTAATATTAACGCCCGCCGCGAGGTTCAGCGTACCCGGCGTGACCGTCACCACCAGATTGGTGAACGACGACATCGCCCCCGGCTTGTACGGCAGCACCCACGACGATGGCGCCAAGTGCCCGGAGGGGACGCCTGCCAGCTTGGACGGAATGCCCTGGCCTACGGACTGGTTCATCCGGTCACCACGCCTCCACATGGAACGGAAAGTTCCAGGCGAGCCGCCGATCAGGCGCAGGGGTAGCTGCGCCAGGAGCGTGGTGTTTGTCTTGAGAGCCATGCCCGATCAGCCCCAGCCGACCTCGACCGCGCCGTAAAAGTTCGTGCTCGCCGCCGTAGCCGCACCCGCGAAGTAGAGCCACGTGAGACAGGCACCGTCCATCACCCGAGGAAGGCTCGGCAGTTGGTTGAGCAGATCCCGCTCAGCAGCGACGGACACGGTGGTCAGCGGCAGCGTCAGCAGCGGCCTAGCCAAGCACAGCGCCCCGGTGCCGGTGTTGGCCGCGCTGAAGGTGACCGTCGCCACGGTAGACACGCCCGTGTCGCCCGATGCCAGGGGTAGGAAGGGGCCGTAGTTGTTCGCTGCGGTGCCTGAGTGAGAGATGTGCCCCACGATGCCGGAAGCCGTCATGGCGACCGTCACCGGAAGCGTCCTGCCTGCTGTTGGCACCGTGTTGCTGTAGCTCATCGCGATGTTCTGCGCCGTGGCGCCCGCTGCGGCGGTTTGCACCCAGAACAACCTGCACCCGGCCCCGTTGGTGTAGCGCAGGCTGGGCGTGCCCGTCAGGGTTTGTGCCGTGGCCGAGTTGTTCGTGATACCGGGCCAGTAGCCCTGCAAGTCCACCAGCATCAACTGCGCCGGGACACCCGTGGCAACGGAGGTGATGGCGCTGACGTTCAGAACGTGCTTCGTGTCTGGGCTGACATTCCCGCCGTGCGGCAGGCCGAAAATCTGCGTGCCGTTGCCGGTGGTTTCGTCGCAGGTTCTCCACGCCAGCGCAGTGCCCGCAAAGGCGTTGGCGACAGGCGTTCCGGCCAAACCGCTGAAGTCATACCACCGTCCCGCCGTGTAGGCTGAACCGCCCGTGATCTTGTTCCAGTCGGCGCGGTTGAACTTGCCGCTTGTGATCTCGTTGACGAGATCGTCCATTGAACTGAATGGCATGGTGATTCCTTACGGTGTCCAGATGAATTGCGCCTGCCCCACCATCGGCAACAAGCCGCTTGTCTGGGTGGATATGTTGTAGATGTAATTGAGAAACGCGCCGTCCAAAATGCGCGGCAACGCCGCCTGTTCGCGTAAGAAGTTCTTCTCGACAGTTGACGACAACTCGTTGGCGGACATCGTGAACAGCGGCTTAGCCAACAGCATCACGCCGAACCCGCCCACGCCTGCCGCAAGCTGCACAGACTGCACAGACCGCACGCCTCGGTCACCATCGGCCAGCGGGAAGAACGGCCCTGCAGAGCCCCCGGAGGTGCTGATCATGTTGGGTCCAATGACACCAATGCCGCCCGAGGCTCTGTACGCTGTCGTAATGGTCTTGGCAACGCCGTCTTGGTTGGTGTAGTTGATGGCGATGTTCGTGGCAGTGCTTGTTCCAGGCGTTTGCATCATCATCAGCATCCGCACACCCTCGCCGTCTGTGTATCGCGGCAAGGTCACATCGTTGGTCAAGTCTTGCTGGTCGGTGTTGTCCAGGTCGATGTACGGGTAAAACATCAAATAGTCGAGAAAGTAGACCGAAGGCAGAAAGCCCGTGGTGCCGCCATGCGTCAACGACATACTGAGCAGATACCGCTCCGTGCTGATGCCGGGGCCGACATAGATGCTGTTGTTGCGCTGGCCGATGAGTTGCGTGGCCTCAAGCGCGGTGCCAACGTATGCGTTGTAAGACGGGATGCCGCTGGCGACGCTGAAATCACCAAACGGGTTGGTCCCGAAACTACCGTAAACCGATGTGCGGATGAAATGCTGAGTGTGATGCCGCCCTTGCTCGACGGCATTTGCCACCTCGGCAACGGACCTAAACGGCATCAGGGTTCTCCAGCGGGGCCCACTCCACCTCGTCAGGCGACCATTCCACGCCCCCGTCAGGATGCTCCGAGCAGGCCGACAGCTCGTTGTCCGTCAGTGTCAGCAGTTCCCGACAGTGGGCGCAGCGGTACACCACATCAGTCCACCGTGGCCGTGAGCGCACCGGCCGCGAACTGCGGCTGGATGCCGTTGCTGATGGACAGGCTGGCGTTGAGCGCACCTTTCAGCAGCAGGTTGCCGGCGCCCGTGCTGTCCGTGCCGATGCCGAAGTGCGTGGCCGTGGCGGTGCCGCCCGTGGCCTGGGGGAACTGCACCAGCGCGGTGTTGGCCACGGTGGACACAGTGCGCGTGAAGCCACCGGCCGTGCGCGCCACCGCCACCCTGGCGTATCCGGTGTAGGCCACCTCGCTGGTGGCCTGGGTGCCGCTTTCGCCGGGGTCAGCCGTGTGCAGGCTGATGTGGAACGAGCCTGCGGCGGCGCTGTTTTGCAGGCCAGCAGCGTCCCCGATATTGGCCCAGTCAGTGTTGAGAAACAAGAGGTCGAGGAATGCCGCTTCGGCGGCGTTGGTCATGGACATGGTTCAGGCCTTTCAGGTGGTTTCTTGCAGCGCCCGCATGCGGGCCCGGTGCTCGGCTTCTTCGCGCGCATCTGCGCGGGAGCGGAAATACACGTTCACCACGAAGCCGGCCAGGCCGAGCACGATGCCGGCCAGCACTGCGGCCTCTGAGCTGACCAGCCAGCCACCGAGCGTGACGCTGGCGCCGCCGTAGGTGGTTTTCGAGGCGGCGCTGGCGATGGTGGCGTCAACAGTTTGCTGGGCGACGTGGTGTTTCATGTCCATGGGCGGCCTCAGCGCTCGTAGGTGGTGACGGTGCGGGTGATCTCGTCGTTGTCGTCACGCTCCACGGTCTGCACGCTGCGCGTGGGGTGGCTGTCCACCACGGTGACGGCGGCGGGCTCGACCTGGTTGATGACGGTGACGGCCGGGGCCTCAGCGCGCACGGTGGGCATGACGGCCTCGATGTGCACCTGGGGCTCAGGCGTTTCGATGTGCGCTTCGAGCTGCACGTCAGGCTGGCGGATGGTGATGGGGGCGTTGACCGTCACCTGGCTGGCGGGCTGCTCCAGGCGCACGTCAATGCGCTGGGGGGCGCGCTCTTGCACGGCGTGCAGCGCACGGGCCAGCACTTCCACCATGGCAGCCTCGGGTGCGGCGCGGCCGGCGGCGGGTTCCGCAGCCGGTGCCGCGGCGCCTGGTGCGCCTGGTGCCCCTGGTGCGTTTGCGCCGGGGGTGGCGTCGTAGGCCGTCAGGCGCACGCCGTATTCGGCGGCCAGGTCTTGCGCGGCCTTGATGGCGGCCAGGGTGTCGTCGAAGTCGTACCCCATGGCGGCGCTCAGGTCTTGCGGGCTCATGAGGCCGGCCTTGACCTTGAGGATGTTGGCCTCGGTGTCGGCCTTGGGGTCTACCCAGTCCCACCGGCGGGGCTGCCACTGGTGGGCGCGGAACTTGTCGAGCTTGGCGGCGGGCAAGGCGCTGCCGTTGGGCATGAGGATCAGGCCCTTGAGCAGGCACCACTGCAGCCAGGCCTGGTACACGGGTTCCAGGAAGGCGGCGATGAACCATTCCTGGTCAGCGGCCCAGCGGTCACGCTCTTCCAGCGTGCCGCTGCGGATGCTGCTGAAGTTCACGCCTTCCAGGTCATTGGCCAGGCTGTGGTACGCGATGCCCCAGCCGCTGGCGATGCGCTGCAGGTGGTGTTTGACGAAGGGGCCCACCACCTGGTCAGGGTAGCGGGATTCGTGCGCCTGGAACGTCACGCCTGGGGGAAGCACGTCATAGGTGCCGGGCTGGCTGACGGTGATGGATTCGCCCTCACCTTCCACGGCGCCGATGGGGCTTTGGCCGTCAGGCGTCTGGAAGAAGCCGAAGTGGTTGGCGCCGTTTTCGGCGGCCAGCAGCGTGGCCAGGCTGAACTTGCCCAGGTGGTGCAGGCTGACGACGCCGGGCGCCATCCAGGGCACGCCGCGGGCTTGCTCGGGGCGCTCTACGCGCAGCACGTGCAGCACTTCACCGATGGGCAGGCGCAGGCGCTGGCGGTTGCTGCCGTGGCCGTCATTGGGGTGGCCGG